TTACTTCGTTACGAGTTTGCCAACGGAAGCGTAATAGAATTTTTTAGCGCAGATGATTCGAGTAAGTTACGGGGTGCGCGAAGGGACATACTATACATAAACGAATGTAACAATATTACCTTTGATGCCTACAACGAATTAGCTATTCGAACACGGAAGGAAGTTTATTTAGACTTCAACCCCGCCAACGAGTTTTGGGTACACACCGAACTAAAAGACGAATCAGACTCCGACTTTTTAATATTGACTTACAAGGATAACGAAGCGTTAGACCAATCAATTATAGACCAAATAGAAAAGAACCGCGACAAAGCCAAGACAAGTTCTTATTGGGCTAATTGGTGGAAGGTATACGGCGAAGGTCAATTAGGAATGTTAGAAGGTGTTGTATTCTCTAATTGGAAACAAATTGACACTATACCAAAGGAAGCCAAGCTAATTGGATTAGGGTTGGACTTCGGTTACACGAACGACCCGACCGCAATAATTGAAATATACAATTACAACGGGCAACGAATAGTAAACGAATTAGTTTACCAAACGGGGTTATTAAATAGCGACATAGCTAAGTTGCTACCAAAAAACGTAATAGTTTATGCTGATAGTTCCGAACCTAAATCAATAGATGAAATAAGAAGATACTAACCACGCTATCGATGCGTTTAGATACCACGAAATGGAAACGTTAGGGTTAGGTTCATATTACGGAAGTTATGCAGTACGGTAATACGAACGACCTTCAAGTAATGATTGCGCGGGTAGAATCGTACATATATGAACGAACGGGTAAGCAGGTTAAAATAGTATTTAATAATATGGCACGTTTTCCCCAACACTTTGAAATGCTTGTACGAGCGCACGAATTTGTTTTGAATTACAAAAACACGAAAAATTAATTATAATAATATGAAGTTAGATATAGTCGTACCAAGTTCAATTAGTGAAATACCATTATGTAACTACCAAGAGTTTTTAAAGCTACAAGCAACGTCAAACGACGAAGAATTTATAGCACAAAAAATGATTGAAATATTTTGCGGTCTGAAATTACAAGAAGTAGTCAAACTAAAACTAACTTCTATTAATGAACTAATCGTACACTTTACGGAAATCTTCAAGGCTAAACCAAAGTTTAAACCTACCTTTAAAATAGGCGATATAGAATTTGGATTTATTCCCGACCTTGAGAATATAACCTTTGGGGAATATGTAGACCTTGAAAACTATTTAAGTAAGTGGGAAGATTTCCACAAAGCAATGGCAGTAATGTACCGACCAATTACAATTCGTAAAGAAGACAAGTACGAGATTATGGAATACACGGGGGCAGCTGCATTTAGCGAAGGAATGAAGTTCGCACCTATGGACGTAGCTATTTCCGCTTCGGTTTTTTTTTGGAGTTTAGGAAGCGAGTTATTAAACGCTACCCTCGATTATTTGACGAACGAACTGAAGACGAACGAGAAAGAGTTTCAGACTTTAGCGCACGAACTCAGTTTGGGAAAAAGTGGGGGTGGTATTCAAGCATTTACGGACTCGCTAAAGGAGACCTTACAAAATATGACACAGTTACAAAATACGGATTATTTAAATGTCTTACCTATCTAACTTTTGAATCGGAGAAAAACGAAATAGAATTAATGGAAATAAAAAAGGCTAAATTATGACGGGTTACTATTCTTTACTTGACACACTTAAAACACACTTCACTAACGACCCCTTGGTTAACACGATAACGCAAGGGTCTATTTTTAACGTGGATTTAGGCAAACAAAATATCTTTCCATTGGTTCACGTTATGGTAAATAATGTAAACTTTAACGACAACGTTATTAGCGCGTCGGTTACTATTCTCGCAATGGATAACGTAAGCCAACGCAAGGAAGAACCTACGGGAAAATTTGAAACTTCAGACAACGAAATAGACGTTTTAAATACTCAGTTAGCAATTTTAAACCGATGTTTCGAGATGCTAAAACACGGAAACATTTGGGACGATTTGTACCAACTAAACGGCGCACCTAACTGCGAACCATTTATAGAACGATTCGAAAACTATTTGGCGGGGTGGGCTATGACTTTTAACGTGGACTTCCCTAACGAAATGACTATTTGTTAAATGGAAAAGGAACGCCAATTAGAAGCCTTAAAGATATTCCGAGACCACGTTATACAGAACGCGAAAAATAATCTATCCGCAAAAAATAGTACGGGTAGTTTACAACAAAGTTTAGAAGGCGAAGTAGCGGTTAATCCTAATTCCATTACCCTTTACTTTGAAATGCTCGAATACGGCTTTTACCAAGACCAAGGGGTACGAGGTGTAAAGTCGGGAAGAAGTTTAAGCGACTTCCAATTTGGCACGGGAACGGGCGTTAAAGGTGGCTTAACCAAAGGCATAAAAGAATGGGTTAAACGTAAAGGGTTAAAGTTCCGCGACAAGCGAGGAAAGTTTATTTCCTACGATATGACTGCCACTTTTATAATTAGGTCTATTTGGAATAGGGGAATAAAACCGAGTATGTTTTTTACACGACCTTTTGAAGAAGCATTTAAAAACCTACCCGACGAAATGGTAGAACTTTACGGATTAGAAGCCGAAGAATTATTTGACACAATAATGAAAGAAAATTTTAAGAACTATGGCGATTAATAGAATATTTGCACGAAGCCCTTTTATAGTGGAAATTAACCAACCTACCCAAGAAGGTAGCAAGGTTGAACTTTACATATATCAAAACGGAAACCCGCCCCCAATAGCACCAAGTTACACGTTGGAGAAACTGATTCCTGCAAGTAACAACACCCAAACCCTTTACAATATTTCCCCATACCTATTGGAGTACATAGAACACACGACTTTTATTAATAATTACGCCACAGATGAAGGTTTACTAAACGTAAACGAATACATTATAGTAGACGTTAAAGAATATTGGTTAGACCCCTTTACGCAATCCTATGTACTTTTAGGAACTACAACCTATTGGGCATACGATGGCTTCGGTTATTATTCGCAAGGTTACAACCCAAGCCATATATTTACAATGCCCGTACACCTTGACAAAAAAGACTATTACTTTTGGAGCGACGCAAACAATAACCCTTTGTTAAATAGCCTTGAACGGGCGGGTACTTTTACGGCATATTTAGAAACACATTGGACGGTAAAATACACGCAGTTACAAACGGGTTTGTTTTGGCAGTATTCAATTACGGGTGGAAATTCTATGTACAATCTTTACCGAGTTCGACCAAGTTATTATCTTACGGGAAACAAGGTAGAAATATTTAACGGAGCGCAATTACTTTGGACTGCTACTTTTTACCCAATCGAAGAATGTAAATACGACGTTCAAGTAGTGGACTTCATTAATATGTACGGGGCTTGGCAAAGGGAATTTTTCTTTAAAGCATCTTACGAAAATTTAGAAACTTCTACAACCGAGTTTAACCTAATGCAAGAAATGGGATTGTTTGGAAGTTGGGACACTCAAGCCAACCAACGGCAAACCTTCAACACGAACGGAATAATTAGCTACCGAGTTAATACGGGTTGGGTAGACGAATCATTTAGTTCTAACCTTCAACAACTAATGTTAAGTGAACGAATCTTATTGAATAACGAACCCGTCAAACTGAAGACTAAAGGAATCGACAAACAAAAGAGCATTAATAACTATATGATTAACTACGTTTTGGAGTTCGAGCAAAGTAACGACTTAATTAATAACGTTATCTAATGAAAAGACAAGTAAGGGTTTTTGTAGAAGGTCAACAATTAGACCTATTTAACGACGAAGTAATAGAAGTAACTTCGACTATTCAAAATATACAAGACATAAGTAAAACGTTTACCGACTTCTCGCAGTCGTTTACGATTCCTACAAGCCCCAAGAATAATTCAATTTGGGAATACTTCTACGAGAACGCCTTGAATAGTTCTATTAACTACCAAGAACGTTTAGACGGGTACATAGAAATTGATATGACTTTTTTTCGTAGGGGCAAAATTCAAATGGAAAAGAGCCAATTGAAAAACGGGCAACCCGACTCCTATACGATTACTTTTTATGGAGACGTTACAACCCTTAAAGACTTGGTAGGCGAAGATTTATTAAGCGACCTTGACTACACCCCAATAAATCATACCTATAGTTTCGCTGAAGTTTACCAAAGAATTACTAACGGGGCTATTGATTGGGACGTATGTTACCCGCTAATAACTTCCAATCGGATTTGGGAATACGGCGCAGTTCAACCGACTGCAACCCTTCCTAATTGGTTACCTTTTGTTAATATTCCTATGAACACTAACGACATAAGGACGAACCAAGGGGCAATAGACTACAGAGAACTATTCCCTGCCGTTAGGGTTGCTTCGATATTTAATTTAATTGAAAATAGATACGGTGTTAATTTTACGGGTACTTTTTTGAGCGACCCAAAGTTTACGCAATCTTACCTTTGGTTTAAAAATAGAAATAACTTTGCCTTTACAAGCCAACCCGAAAATATCACTTTAAATAGTTTTGTCGGTGGGGGTGGTCACGGAATTTATAATCTTATTCCTTACGTTGACATCTTAAATAGTACGGTAACTTTAAACTTTTTGTCGGGCGTTAGTTTTCATAATGTTTATTTATTTATATCAAACAACTCAAACCCTACAATTCCATTTTATATAGATGTTTATCAGAATGGTACTCTTTATGCAACTTGGAATGGATTAGGATATAATACTAACGGAAACTTGGTGGCGATTCCAAACGTTCAAGGATTAAATGACGTGTACACCTTTCAGCTTCGAAGCGACGTTGGTTTAAGCATTGATTTTTTATTGACGTATTCAGTTGATTATGTTATTAGTTCTGTAAGTTATAATGACTTTGTCGACTATTCAACTAACACCATAACTACAAGCGCTACGACTAACCTTGCTTGGTTAGCGCCTACTATGAAGGTACAAGATTTTGTTTCGGGAATCCTAAAGGAATATAACCTAACTTGCTATGGTACTGCGCCAAACACTTACGAAGTTATACCGTTGGACGATTGGTATGCTGCGGGGGCAATTATCGACATAACGAAGTTTACAGACAAAACCGAAATAGGAATAGACCGCGTAAGGTTATACAAGAAAATAGCTTTTAGGTATCAGCAATCAAATAGCTTTATGAACAAAGCCTTTTTCGACCAAGCGCTACGAGAATACGGAAACACGGAATATCAATACCCATACGACGGGGGAGAATTTAACGTAGAACTTCCTTTTGAGAATCTACTATTTAATCAATTCTTTGAATTAGGAAACCCAACGGGACTTCAAGTAGGCTATTCGTTAGATAGTGCGTTTGCGCCTTATATTCCTAAACCTTGTTTACTTTACAAATTTGGTTCGGTTACTTTACCGCACCATATCCACTACACAGACGGAACGGGAAACGTTACCAACTTCGACTACGTAATGTTTGGTCAAGACTTGCAAGTATTGGGTATTGATTACTCTTTGAACTTTGCGCCCGAAACTTCTACCTATTGGTTACAAGTTATTAACCAATCAATGTTCCGAACGTATTATTTTCCGTACTTGACGAATTTGTTTAATCCAAAAAACCGACTTACCACAATTAAGGCGAATCTTCCTACAAGTTTACTGACAAGCCTACAACTAAACGATAGGTTAGTTATACGAGACAAACGATACCTAATTAATCAGATGAAGACGAATATGGTAACGGGTGAAACTACCTTCGAACTACTTAACGATTTTATGCCTATTAGTCCAATTCGAACTATTCAAGTAGGCTACGAAGAAGAAGATATAGATATAGGTATTAATTTACCAAACCAAGCCTACAAGGCTACGTTTTCAAGTGGGCAAAGCGACGTTATTATTGACCCGTTAGAAATAACACAAAGCCAATTTATTAATATTACTTTAAGTGTTGACCAAGTAACAACAATATTCGTAGTTTACGATTTAACCAACGGAGAAACGCAAGACGAAACTATTAACATAATCAGACAAACGCGATGAACTATTTAAACACGATTATCCAACTTTTGCAAATAGATGAATTCGTAAATAAACACGAAACAATAGAGATTGCAAAGGGAAAATACAAACTACATACGTCAGTTAAGGGGGCGTACAAACAAGCGAAACGCGAGTTAATTATTAAAAGGGAAAACCAATGGCAGAAAAGCGACAAATAGAAGTAGAAATAAAGGACAATGTTAAATCCTTAAAAAGCCAATACCGCGAAGCGTTAGCAGAACTTCAAAAAGTTACAGAACAATACGGGGCTACGTCCGAAGAAGCGGTCAAAGCCGCCAAGGCAGCCGCCGAATTAAAAGACCAAATAGAAGATTCTAAAAACTTAGTAGACGCATTTAACCCCGACGCAAAGTTTAACGCCTTGTCGGGTTCTATTGGGGGCGCACTAAACGCCTTCCAAGCATACGAAGGTGCAATGGGTTTAATCGGTGTTGAATCCGAAAACCTACAAAAAACAATGGTACGAATCCAAAGCGCAATGGCTTTAAGTCAAGGGCTACAAGGCGTAATGGAAGCGAAAGACCAATTCAAAAACTTAGGCACGGTATTAAGCCAAACCGCAATAGGTCAAGGATTATTAACCGCCGCAACTGCCGCCTACCGATTTGTCCAAACGGGTAGCTTTAAAACTACCAAAGAAAACATAGTAGCCAAACAAGTAGACACGGCGACCACCAAAGCACAAACAACCGCACAAACAACGTTAACTACTACTACAACGGCTTCGAGCGTAGCTATGAAAGCATTTAGAGCCGCGTTAATTAGCACGGGAATAGGTGCAATAGTTGTTTTGGTTGGTATGTTAATTGGAAACCTTGACAAATTAGGAGCTGCATTTACTTGGTGTGGTGAAAAAATAGCCGAGTTTACCGATTGGATTGGACTAACGGACGGGGCTTCCGAACAAATGTCTGAAAACGACAAGAAACGAACTAACGCCCAAATTGCTAATATAGACCGAGAAATAGCAAAAGCCCGACAACGAATGGCAGTTAGGGAAGAATCCTTTAACACCGAAGACCAAGCGTTTAATCGCCAAATAAGTTTAGCCAAAGCACAAGGAAAAAATACCACAGATTTAGAAAGAGCGCGACTTAAAGCGTCTATTCAATACCGAAAAGACTTGGTAAAGGAGAACGAAGGTATCGTTAAGCAAACGAAACTACAATACGACCTTTTTAAAAGTACTTTACGAAAAGGCGAAGGTTCTACCGTGTTTGGGTCTAAAGAAGAAATAGCCCGACTAAATGAACTTTGGTCTACTATCGAAAAAAGTAATAAAGATTTAGCGGCTTCCAAAAATGATTTAGCCAACGCGAATAATGACCTAAAAGTATTCGAAGCTGATTTAGCAAGAACACAAAAAGAACAAGCCGCCCAACAAGCCAAGAATAGTAACACTACTACCAAAACTACCATAAGCAATAACCAAAAAGTAGTTAAAGACACGAAGGCAGCGAACAAGGAAATAATAGATAATATAAACAAAACACAAGACGAAGAATCCAAACTTCGTAAGGAGAAATTAAACCAAGACCTTTCCTTACTTGAAGAAGGAATAGACAAAGAGAAACAAGCCCGTAATAATGCGTTTGTAGAATTTAGGGACAACTTCCTAAAAGAACAAAACAAAGCGGAAAGGGAAGCGTTAGATAAAAAATTTATCGACGGAAAAATAAACCGCACTAAATACGAAGAAGAACTAAAGAATCTTCAACTTAACTACGCTAAAAACCTAACTGAAGAAGAAGCCGCTATTTTAAAAACCGCTGAAGAAGTCTTACAAAAAGACCTTAAAGCAATAGATGACAAGTACAAAGAAGTCGAACTAAACGCTATTGCCGAAGCGAATAAAAATAAGTTAGCGAAAGAACAAGAATTTCAAGCGACCATTGAAGGAATAGACGAAAGCAACTTTCAAAAAAGAACCGAAAAACAATTAGGCGCACAAAAATACGAACTCGAATTAGTACGACAAAAATACTTTGAGTTAGAAAACTTAGCGTTAGGAAACGCCGAACAAGAAGCGATAATAGCCGAAGCCAAAGCTAACGAAATAAACGAAATTGAAAAGAAGTACGACGAAGAAAGTAAAGCAAGAAAACGCGCAGAACTCGAACGAAACGTAGGCTTTGCCAAGCAAGGACTAACAATTATTGCAGACCTTACCGACCTATTCAATAAGAAAGGAACGGAAAGCGCAAAGAAAGCGTTTAAGATTAAGAAAGCCGCTCAAATGGCTAACGCGTTAATAGATACTTATATGAATGCAACTGCCGCCTATGGTTCGCAGTTCCTACCTTTACCCGACGCAAGTAGTCCCGTTCGTGGTGGTATCGCTGCGGGGTTAGCCGTTGCCGCAGGTTTAGCCAACGTCGCTAAAATTGGAATGCAGAAATTCGAAGGCGGTGGTTCTTCGGGTGGTGGTGGTGGCGCTAACGGTGGCGGTGGTGGTTTAGGTGGTGCAACACAAGCCCCTACGTTTAACGTTGTAGGAAACAACGGACTTAATCAGTTGGCACAACTTCAACAGCAACCAACCCAAGCCTTCGTAGTTAGTGGACACGTTACCACGGCTCAAAGTTTGGACAGAAACCGAATAGAAAACGCAACACTTTAAAAATAATTTAATTAATTAGATATGAGAATAATCGAACTCATTATAGACGATAAAGACGAACAAAGCGGAATAGATGCGGTTAGCGTTGTACATAGTCCCGCAATCGAAGAAAACTTTATAGCGCTAAATAAACACGAAGTAGAACTAAAAGAAGTTGACACCGAGAAAAAGATTTTAATGGGTGCGGCTTTAATTCCAAACAAACAGATATACCGCAAAAACGCAAAGGGCGAAGAATACTATATTTACTTTTCTCCCGACACAATTAGAAAAGCAAGTGAATTATTCTTGATGCGCTCAAACCAAAACAACGCTACTTACGAACACGAAAAAAAGTTAACGGGTTTAAGTGTTGTGGAATCGTGGATAATTGAAGACGAACAAAAAGACAAATCTAAATTATACGGATTCGACTTACCTAAAGGAACTTGGATGATTTCGATGAAAGTAAATAACGACGAAGTGTGGAACGATGTTAAAGAAGGAAAGGTAAAAGGATTCTCAATAGAAGGTTATTTTGCTGATAAATTCGAAATGAGCGCAGAAGAAGACGAAGCAACCGAAGTTGTAAACGAACTTAAAAAACTATTAAACATAAAATAAAATGGCTACTATTAATTCAATCTTAAATAAGATTCATAAAACAGAATTAGAAACACACGAAACAAAATTAGCTTTAATAGACGATTTAAAAAGCGTTATAGCCAAAGTAAAATCAGAAGAAGGAGAATCTAACAAAATGAAAACGGAAGCATTAAAAGCTAAAAAAATGTTTGACGATGCAACCAACTTAAAGAACTCTTTACAAAATACCTACGAATCTAACAAGGTTAAATACAACAAACAACTGCAAGAAAACAACGCTTTATTTAAAGGCATTTCTAACCAAGCTAAAGAACTTGGAATTGCAGTTACTGAATTACCTATTTACAAGGAGTATGTAAATGCTTCAAATATTTTGAACGAATTAAATAAATCTAACCAAACTAATTGGGAATTAATTTCTAAATATTAGAAATGGCAAAGCAAACTAACGTAAAAGTTCACGTTGCAAAACCCAAGGTAAAACGCCCAAACGTACACGCAAAAAGCAAAGCGAGTAAGTTAAAAACAAGTAAGAATTATTTAAAAATATATAAAGGTCAAGGATAATGATTGAAGGTAAAAGAAGCAGCCCAATAGGGGGCAAAAGAGGGTGTCTATGCAAAAACGGAAAATATCATAAAAAATGTTGTACGGGCGAACTACAAAACCAAGGAATAGGAAGCGACGTTACACCACCGAACCCCGTACCACCCCCACCCCTTTGGTATCCGAAACCATAAAAATGCAACAAAAAAAAATTAAATAAGTTATTAGATTATGAAAAACATTTTAGACAAAATTAACCGAGCCGATGAAATCCAAGCGGGTTTAGAATTAGATAAAACCGAGTTAGGAACGCACGAAGTAGAATTAGCTTCTTTAGATATGATTAAAGCAATGTTAAACGATTCTAACGCCACTTATAAAAAAGGCCTTGATTGGACTAAAGAAATGGAAGCGTTTACAAAAAAAGCAAGGGTGTTAAATGCAGAAGCAAAAGGTTTAATTAGTGGTTTATCAAAAGAATTAAACGACTTTAAGCAACAAGCAAACCAATTAGGGTTAAAAGCCGAAACGCTACCCGAATTCAAAAAAGCTAACGATTCTTTAGGGCCGTTAGATAATATCGTAAAAATGACTCAAAAATTTATCTAAATAAAAACAAAATGAAAAATAGCACACTATTAGAAAAAATCAAAGCAATGTTATCTAACGAAATTAAGTTAGAACAAATGCTTATGGGCGACGGAGTTACCAAAATCGAAGCCGAAACTTTTGAAGCGGGTAAAGAAGTTTTTGTCGTAACTGAAGACGAACAAAAGATAGCCGTTCCCGTTGGAGAATACGAATTAGAAGACGGACGTATTTTAGTTATCGTAGAAGAAGGTATTATTTCTGAAGTAAAAGAAAAAGAAGAAGAAGTAGAAGAAGAAGTTAAAGAAGAAGAAACTACCGAGGAAAAGCCCGTAGAAGAAGAAATGTCCGAAGCCGTAGCAACGCCTAAAAAAACTATCGAGTCTATTGTTAAAGAAACTTTCTTTAGCGAAATCGAAAGACTAACAAATGAAAACGAAATGTTAAAAGCCGAATTGGCAAAGATTACTAAAGTTGACGAAGTAGCAAATGAGTCTACCGAACTTTCAGAAATTCCCGCGCCTATTTCTTTTAACCCCGAAAATGAAAGCGCAGTAACCCACGTAAAAATCGGTTCTAAAGCGCCTAAAGGAATTATTGATTCCGTACTTAATAAAATGTATAAATAATTAAAATTTAATAAAATGCCAAATCCAACAATTACTACAACGTATGCAGGTCAGTGGGCAGGGAAATATGTTTCCGCAGCCCTACTTTCTGCACCAACTATCGAAGGCGGCGGGGTTACCGTTATGCCTAACGTAAAATTTAAAGCGGTTATCCAACGTTTGGAGACTACCGATTTCTTGAAAGATGCCACTTGCGACTTTACCCCCGTGGGTACGGTAGACCTTACCGAAAGAGTATTGGAAGTTAAAGACCTTCAAGTAAATATGACTCTTTGTAAGTCTGAATTCCATAGAACTTGGCAATCAATCGAAATGGGTTATTCTTCTTTCGATACTTTGCCTAAATCTTTTGCTGATTATCTTATCGCGTATGCCGCTGAAAAAGTAGCTGCCGCTAACGAAATTTCTATTTGGCAAGGTTCTAACGCAACTTCAGGACAATTCGACGGGCTTTATTCAACTGCATTGGTTGACCCTAACTTACCACCCGCTCAATTAGTGCCTTCGGTTGCTATTACTGCCGCTAACGTTATCGGTGAAATGCAAGCCGTTTACGATGCTATCCCGTCTACTCTTTACGGAAAGCCCGACCTTAAAATCTATGTTTCTCAAAACGTAGCTAAAGCATACGTTGCCGCTCTTGGTGGTTTCGGATTACTTACGGGTTCTGAAGCTAACGCGGGTACTAACAACTTGGGAACTCAGTGGTACGCTAACGGAAGCCTTAGTTTTAACGGACTGCCTATTTTTATGGCAAACGGACTTCCTGCCGATTCTATGATGGCTACAACTGTATCTAACCTTTACTTCGGTTGTTCACTTTTAAGCGACACTCAAGAAGTAAGAGTAATCGATACAAGCGCTACATTGGGAGACGATAACGTACGAATCGTTATGCGAATGGCAGCGGGTGCGCAATACGGAGTTATCGAGGACATCGTAGTTTACGGATAATCAATAACTAAAATATAACGGGGTGGTGGATAAACTGCCACCCTTTTTTTAAACTTTTTAAAACTAAAAATTATGAGCTGCGATATTAGCCACGGACGGGAAGAGCAATGTAAAGACGCGGTTGGTGGACTTCGAAATATCTATATTTTGAACTATGGTCTTTATGACCCACAAACGGACATTACTTACGACCCTACACCCGCCCTTTCAGATTTAATTACGGGGATTTCTTTACCCGCCTTATCTTCTATTTACAAGTTCGAATTAAAGGGTACAAACTCTTTCGAACAAACTATTACAAGTTCACGCGAAAACGGAACTACTTTCTTTGAGCAAGTGTTGTCTATTCAGTTGAAAAAACAAGACGCAGTAACACACAAAGAAATTAAATTGTTATCTTACGGACGACCTAACATTATCGTTGAAAATAACAATAACCAATACTTTATCGCAGGTCTTGTAAGAGGTATGGACGTTACTGCGGGGACTATCTCAAATGGTACTGCGTTGGGCGATATGAACGGATACGGATTGACTTTTACGGGTCAAGAGCCCGTAATCGCTAACTTCCTTGATTGTTCAGACGAAGCGGCATTGGTTGCTTTACTTAACAACCCTACGGTAGTTAATTCATAGAACTTTTGTTCATAGCGTAAATTGGGGGTTAATAGCCCCCTTTTTTATTGCACAAAAAAACGAATAAAGAGTTATTAATATATGATAGTAGTTCAAGAAACAAATGTAAGCCAAACGTTCGACTTTATCCCAAGGTACGGAACGCCCGTAACTTTAGAACTTACCGACGAAAATACCAATGTTATGGTAGTGGTTACGGGTGTGTTCACGGGTGGCGATTATGTACATACTTTTAACGGGGTACTTCCAACTGAAGAAAACCATTTTTATTGGATGGTACTAAAAGACGGGGGTTCAAACATAGTTTTAAAGGAACGTATTTTTTGTACTAACCAACCTATTAACACTTTCTCGGTAAATAACGGGGGCTACGTTTCTAATCAAACCATTAACGACTTTATAATGTATGAATAATATACACGTTTTAAATTTAGCAGAATACCAACAGCCAACGATTCAAGAATCGAAGCGCGATAATTGGGTAGAATTCGGCGAAGATAATAACTATTTCGGTTATTTGATAGAAAGGTACACCAAGTCGACCACGAATAGCGCCATTATAAACAACGTAGCGCGACTTATTTACGGAAAAGGTTTAAGCGCCTTGGACGCTTCAAGAAAGCCCAACGAATACGCGCAAATGATGACTTTGTTTTCTACCGATTGCGTTAGAAAAATGGTATTCGATAGGAAGTTATTTGGTCAATTTGCAATACAAGTACATTATAACGACAAGCACGATAAGATTCTAAAGGCTTATCATATACCCGTGAACCTATTACGCGCAGAAAAATGCAACGAAAAAGGAGAAATTACGGGTTATTATTACTCGGATAATTGGGAAGACACACGAAAATACGAACCTAAAAGGCTACCCGCCTTTGGATTCTCAAAGGAGAAAGTAGAAATCCTTTATGTTAAGCCTTACGGCGTAGGGATGAAATACTATGCTTATCCCGACTACCAAGGCGCGATACCTTACGCAGTTTTAGAAGAAGAAGTTTCCGACTACCTTATTAATGAAGTTCAACACGGCTTCAGCGGAACGAAAGTAATCAACTTTAACAACGGAGTCCCGAGCGAAGAACAACAAGACTTAATAGCCCAAAAGGTTATGGGTAAGTTAACGGGTTCAAAAGGAGAAAAAGTAATAGTAGCTTTTAATCAAAATTCGGAATCCAAGACGACAATAGACGACGTACCATTAAACGACGCGCCCGACCATTATACTTACCTTTCAGAAGAATGTTTGCGTAAAATAATGTTAGGACACAACGTTACTTCGCCTTTGCTTTTTGGTATTGCAAGTTCTAACGGGTTTAGTTCGAATGCAGACGAATTGCAGAACTCTTTTATTCTTTTTAATAATATGGTTATTCGACCATTTCAAGAAGAAATATTAGAAGCCTTCGACCGCATTTTAGCATATAACGGAATTAGTTTAAAACTATTCTTCAAGACGCTCAAACCACTTGAATTTACAGACCTTGAAAACGCACAAACAGAAGAACAAGTAGCCGAAGAAACGGGGGCAGATACAACAGAACTAAAAGCCCAATCCAATTTAGACAACGAAGTAGCTAACGCCCTAATCGACTTAGGCGAAGACCCTAACCCCGAATGGTTATTAGTAGACGAATACGAATTAGATTACGACACCGACGAAGCGGAAAACGAACTATTTAAAGAGCGCAAAAAAACACTATTTGAGAAAGCGAAAAAGATAGTTTCCACGGGCGTAGCGTTTCCTAACTCAAAGAGTAAACAAGACGATGTTATAGACGGTATTAAATTTATTACACGTTACGTTTATGCAGGAGTTACAACGGCAAAGAGTCGGGAGTTCTGTAAAAAAATGATAGCCGCAAATAAGATTTACCGAAAAGAAGACATAGAAAGAATGTCAAAGCAAGTAGTTAACGAAGGTTGGGGGGCGCGAGGCGCTAACACTTATTCGATTTGGTTTTACAAAGGGGGCGGTAACTGCCACCACAGATGGAATAAACAAGTTTACGCAAGTTTTGAAGGCACGGGAATAGACGTTAATTCCCCTAACGCTAAAGTAATTGCAGGGACTAAAGCGGAAAAATTAGGCTACGTTATTAAGAATGACAAGAAGGTAGCGCAACGCCCCGTGGATATGCCGTATAACGGCTTTTTACCAACCAATAAAAGATTTAAATAATGGCTGAAGCATTATTAATAACCCGCGACGATTTAGTACGATTTACCGCAGTCAACGGGAATATGGATACGGATACCTTTATACAATGGATTAAGGTAGCGCAGGACATACATATACAAAATTACACGGGTACGGACTTATTAGAGAAGATTAAAACCGACATAATAAACAATACGTTAATAAACCCTTATTTAACCCTTGTCGAAACCTATTTAAAGCCTATGTTAATACATTGGGCAATGGTTGAATTTCTACCCTTCCAAGCCTATACAATAGCAAACAAGGGAATCTTTAAACATAGTTCCGAAAACGCCACTAATATAGATAAAAACGAAGTAGACTTTTTAATAGAAAAGCAACGGCAGTTAGCGGTTTATTATACGGAAAGATTCATAGATTATATGTCTTTTAATAGTGCGTTATTTCCCGAATACAACACTAATAGTAACGGAGACGTTTACCCTTCGTCTGATTCCACAACTTACACCGGTTGGTTTTTATGAAAAAGATTTACACGCCTAAAAAACAAAACATTATTAAGCTAACGAAGTTATTAATTAAACTGAATAAGAAATGAATTATTGGGGACAAGGCGCAGTTAATATGATAGGTTGGGGACAAGCTGCAAAAAATATAATAGGTTGGGGTTCTATTTGTGCCGATAGTTGGTCACCCAATACAAATTTAGTCGGGTGAAAAAATTAGACCACCTTCAAGGATTAGGACTTATCTATTATATATGCGGTTACGCGGGTTTTCTGTTTGCCGTATTCGATGACATACCAATTTACCAAAAACTATTTAGCGCTACCTTTTGCGCATACATTACATACCAATTATTAGCCCATTGGAACTACCCAAATGAAAACTAAACTTTCCCTTTTCTTACTTTCGATACTATCAATATTAGCACCCGTCAAACCGATGGTTTTAATTGCCGTTGGGTTTATAATATTAGATATGTTTTTCGGAGTTTGGCGAAGCGTAAGTTTATATGGTTGGAAGTCTTTTAGGTCAAGACGTTTAAGTAATACCGCTTCTAAATCTTTTCTTTATGCGGGGGCTATTGTGTCCGTTTACTTTTTAGAAAAGTATTTATTAGCTGATTTGTTAGGTCTTTTCGTAAGCGTTCACCTTGTCTTAACTAAAGCGTTTACCTTCTTTTGTACGTTTATCGAGATAAAAAGTATAAACGAATCTTACGAAGACGTCACGGGAAAGAACGTACTTAAATCATTTAAGGAGTTTTTGACGCGAACCAAGAACGATTTAACGGAGTTTAAAAACTAAATATATGTACACAAATATGTACACACGCGAACAAATTGAAAAAGCCGTAAAGGCTAAGGGCTATAAATGGTTTGAAGATAATTCAAATAAAGGTTACGACGTTAATATAGTAGGGGTTAGAAATAACGCGCCTTCGATAGCCGACAAAGTAACTAACGTGTTTGACGATTTCATAACCATATCTTACAAAGATTCTTTGGGGAATTGGCAGTTCTTTTGTTGGAATGCCACTACCGACGCAGGTAAAAAAGGCGTTGAAAAATTCGGAAACCCAAAAGGAGTTGCGCGGTTAGTAGCGGGTCAATATCGCGGGGCTTGGGCTATTGATAAACACCGTGGAAAATACGACGCATTATGCCAAAGATTAGGGAACGTTACGGTGTGGCGCGATGCCAACCGAGACTTAAAGTTTGACGAAATCAAAACCGACACGGGAATTTTTGGAATCAATATACACAAGGCGGGTACGGATTCTACTTGGGTAGAAAATTGGTCTGAAGGTTGCCAAGTTTTTAAAAGAGTAAAAGACTTCGAAACCTTTATGTTTATATGCAAGAAAGCTGCGAAGATTCACGGGAATAAGTTTAGTTACACTTTGCTCGAAATATGAGACTATTTTTAATAGCGTTTTTAATCGTTTTAACGGCGTTTTCGTGTTCAAGTGAACGCCAAGCACAATACCATTACAGAAAGGCTCTTAAACACGGGCTAAAGGTGGTTAATGACCGCGATACAATACGAATAAGTACAATAGATTCTTTCCCCATTATAATTAACGACACTATCGTATGGGAAAAGTTTATTGCGTATCGCGATACGGTAATACAATTGAAGAATGTATATATTCCTAAAACCAAATGGCAAACTAAAATCGAATACCGAGAACGAATTAAGACCTTAAAAATTAAAGGGGACACCCAAGTAAAGATAGTTAAACACGAATCTAAAGCAAAGGTAAAAACGCAACAAGTTGTTAAATACCGTACTTCGTGGTGGTTGGTATTGATAGCTTTTGTGTTGGGGTTCTTTTTAAGGTTATTTTTAAATTCTTCGTTATTTAATAGGATTAGTTTACTTTTACGTTATCGTAACCAATTATAAATGAAAGTAATTAAACACGGGCGAAATGTCCACGAACTAAAGTTAGAAGGCAAATTAGTTCACGTAGCTATGTTATCAGACATACATTGGGACAACCCACATTGCGACCGCGACCTATTAAAAAAGCATTTAGATTTCTGCAAAGAGAATGACATTCCCGTAATAATTAACGGGGACTTCTTTTGTTTGATGCAAGGGCGAGGCGACAACCGACGCAATAAATCCGACATACGACCCGAACATAACAACGCGAGGTATTTAGATTCGATTGTAGAAACTGCCGTAGAATGGTTCGAACCTTACGCTGAAATCATTAAAGTAATCGGTTACGGAAACCACGAGACCGGAGTAATTAAATTTCAAGAAACAGACCTATTAAGAAGATTCGTAGACCTACTTAACTACAAGTGCCAAACCGAAATACATACGGGCGGGTACGGTGGTTGGATAATTGTTAAACAAAACTTCCATAGTAATTCAATAATTAGTACGAAAGTTAAGTATTTTCACGGAAGTGGTGGCGGTGGAATAGTCACAAAAGGAGCGTTAAACCTTACAAGGGCTTTAGAAATGTACGAAGATATGGACGTATTTTCGATGGGGCATATACACGAAAATAGTGGACGAAACGACCAACGGGAAGAACTGCATTTTCATTCGAAGCAAGGTTACTCAGTTAAACAGAAACCTATTCACCTTATGCTAACGGGAACTTATAAAGAAGAATATAACGACGGGTACATAGGTTGGCACGTTGAAAGAGGCGCACCCCCGAAGCCTTTAGGCGGTAGGATATTGAAAATAGAAACAAAAGAAGTTAATAACTCGTACGTTAAAAACATAGATTCTTTCAAATTTCCGTTGTAATTTAGCGCATAGCGTTTTAATTAGGGGGCAAAAGCCCCTTTTTTTATGTCTTGAAAACGCTTATAAATCAAGGGTTTAGAAAATAATTTGTTAAAAAATCAAAAAAAAATGTTAAAAAGTTTGGTAGATTGAAACTTACTATTTATATTTGCGTATAGTTATTCACTAAACAATTAAAAAAAACGCTATGAAAACTTTTAAAATTGAATTTTTAGACAAAGATGGAAATGAACTTTGGACTTCATTAACCGAGCAGGTTAATTTGGAAGACTGCCAACTTTACGCAGAACTATTATTTGCCAACTCGAATGTAAATGATTTATCTAACTATTTAATAACTGAATTATGAAAGACCCTTA